GCAGTAGGGGGGGGTAGCGAGAAGAGCGGCCTAAGCGGCCTTGATGACGGCCTTGATCATGGCGGTCACAGCATCGACTGCATCGGCAGGGACCTTGTTAATCAGCACGGTCAATTCGTTTGGAGCGCCAGGCAGACGGCCAATTAAGTCAGAAGGCTCGCAGGCCAGCGCTTCCGCTAGGGCCTCTAGGATGGGTTGGGAATAGGGCTGCTTGCCCGTCTCGATGCGTGAGAGGGATGGCTGGGTGATCCCGACGCGGTGGGAGAGCTGCATCAGGGTTAATCCCCGATACTTCCGCCATTCCCTGATGAAGACTCTTTTGCTCATCCCATCATTTTGCTCGCAAGCCCCCCTTGCGCAAAGTATGCGCCCCATGTAACTTGCGCCCTATGAAACTCGAAACATGGTTAGCCCGTCAGGGCATCACTCAGGCCGAGCTGGCAAAGCTCTCGAACGTGTCCCAGCCAACAATCTCGCGATTGTTGAACGGTGAAACGCCGTTACCAAGTTGGACCACGATTACCCGTCTGCATCAGGCCACTGGGGGCGCTGTTACCGCGAATGACTTCTTCAAGTCAGCGCAGGCGGCGGATGTTCAACCATGAAGCGCGCACCAAGCGAACAACTCAAGACGCATTCAACCGATAACCAAACACCTGTGGGTAGCGAGTCATTTAGCGTTTCGACCGACCGCAGGTCCCAAGACTTTGCGGTGAAGTGTTCAGAACTGTTCTCAGCAGGCGCTGACACGATGGAAATCGCGCGGATGCTGAAGGTTCCAGAGTCCGCTGTTTACAATGCAATGGCGAGGCTCGGCCAATGAAGCGCCGCCCGCTCGCCTATCGCGAAACACAGCTCCTCACGTTCCTTGAGGTGCATTTCCGCAAGCACCATTACGCGCCGCTTCTCAAGGAGATGCAGGCCGCACTGGACGGCAAGGGAAGCCAGGTTGCCCTCAGAGCAATCACGGGCTTGGCCAACAAAGGATTCCTGACGTGGGAGGGGAGGCAGATCAGAACCATCCGCCTCACGACAGGGAATAGCGGTGGGGAACACAACACCGAAACGGGAGTACATCATGAACATCTTTAATCTGTTTACCGACAAGGCCGATGCTCCGATCCGGGGCGAAGGTCGCGTGACCGAGGTCAAGGGTCGGCGTCATCGCTTGTCCCACCAGAACGGTCTGATTGAACTGAGCTTCAATCTCGCACCTGACCAGCGCGCGGCATTCGACCAGAAGGCGGTCACGTTGGAAGCCGTCATGAACAAGACGGTTTCGTCAGCCACTGACACGATGAACGCCAAGATTGCGGCGGCAAAGAAAGAGGCTGAAGACCTCGTGTCCAAGGCCCGCGCTAAATACGACGCGGACGTGTTTGCCCTGTTCGCTGAGTACGGCAAGATTCCGTCACGGGAAGCACTTATCACGAACGAGACCCCGGTTGGCCACGTTGTCCGCCTGCCGGAGAGCGCGGTCATTCCGCAAGCCGGCCCCGCCAAGGCAGCGGGTTAAGAACATGACCCGGAAGGTCCCCCAGACTTCGAGTTCCGGGTCATCAGACCCCGACGCGCGGCTCCCCAGCACTGCGATGCGCGTCGGGGCACCTTATTCCAAGTTCAAAGCCGTCCCCACAGAGGTTGATGGCATCCGCTTCGCTTCCAAGAAGGAGGCCAAGCGTTATCAGGAACTCAAGCTGCTGGAACGTGCAGGCGAGATAAGCCGCCTGGAACTCCAGCCGCGATACGACATCACCATAAACGGCGTGAAGGTCTGCACCTACGTTGCGGACTTCAGATATTTCGGCAAGGCCAAGCAAATTGTCGAGGACTGCAAGGGGTTCAAGACGCCCCTGTACCGCCTCAAGAGCAAGCTCGTCCGCGCCCTGTACAACGTGGAGATACTCGAAACATGAAGAAGTTTTTATTCGAATATCGGTTTCGCGGGGCTTGGCATTCAATTGTGATTGAGGCCGATAGCGCATCAGAAGCAACGCTTCGGATGATGGCGATCAGGGAATTCTGTCAATTGAAGGGTGAGGTTTTTGCCACCCTCAAAGTCCCCTCATTCATCAGCCGCCTGTTTAGTGGTGGTCGGCCATGAGAGACCTAACCCCATACCTCATGGGCGACCCCATCGCCACAAACCGCCGAGCCCCTACAGCGCATGAAATGGAAAGCCGCTGCCAGTTCAACCGGCTGGAGTTCAAGGTTCGTGACCGTCGCGTCATCGTTGCACCTCATCCACGCTCAAGGCTCCTGAACCTTCCTGTCGGTGGCTGGGTCATCAAGCCGAGCAAGAAGGGTGCAGTCAGCGCAATGAAGCATATGCGGGCCTATGGCCTTCAGTGCCATTGCATCCCGACGAGTGAGGGCAAGTTCCAAGTCATACGCACAGCGTGATCTGTGGAAAACATCAGAGTCCATAGCACGTTGGGTTAGAGCCTCTGAATCAAGACTTTCTAGAGTCAGTGACACAGTAAGGAAATCAGCCGAATGGCTCGTATACGCACCATCAAGCCGGAGTTCCCCCAGAGCGAAAGCATGGGCCGCGTGTCGCGTGATGCGCGCCTTCTGTTCGTCCAGCTTTGGACGATCTGCGACGATTCCGGGATTACTCGCGGGGCCTCGCGAATGCTCGCGAGCCTTCTTTTTCCATACGACGATGACGCTCCTGGCCTTATCGACGGGTGGGTTGACGAGCTTGAGCGGGAAGGGTGCATCGTCCGTTATGAGGCCGATGGTTCAACGTACATCAAAGTGCAGAAATGGGCGGAACACCAACGAATTGACAAGCCATCCGCGTCCAAGTTTCCGCAATTCGTGGAAGGCTCGCGAGTATTCCCGGAGTCCTCGCGAAAAGTAGTTCAGGACCAAGGACCAAGGACCAAGGAAGGGACCAAGGACCAAGGAGGGGAAGCGCGCGAAGAAATTCGCGACGCCGAAACCCAAGCAAACCCCTCCAAAGCCATTTCTGAGAAATCGAAGGGAACCCGCTGGCATCCCGACAACGTGGTGCCTGACGAATGGATTGACGCGGCCATCGAGGCTCGCAGTCGGGCAGGTCTTGGAGCAATCGACATGCGGCACGAGGTGGCGAAGTTCGGCCACTACTGGTCAAGCACTGATTGTCCAAAGCCGCTGAAAAAGGATTGGCGTCAGACTTTTGTGAATTGGGCCGTTAGCTCGAAAGGCAAGCAAAATGGAACAGGACAGCATGGGTCAAGTGTCCACCCGCTCGGCGTCTTCGGGGCAATCACTGACCGGCTTCGAGAAGCTGAAAGCCGCGACGGGTGAGCCGATCACGCCGACCGTCCTAGGCGAGCAATTGCAGCGCCTGGCTGTTGTTTACGGCGAGCCGAAGGGCAGGACGCAGGAGTCCGCCGCCCTCATGGCGAAGGAGTGGTTCAACGCCCTCCGTCCATTTGGCTCCAAGACCTTGGCGCGGTCTGTGACCAAGGCGCTGCGGACGCTGAAATGGTGGCCGTCACTGGCCGAGATTGTGGCCCTGTGCCGCGAGGAGCGGGAGAGCTGGGAGGATGCCGTTGGCGTCGGCCCTGCTGGCGGTCAGAAGCCATTCACTGAGCCTAAGAGGGCAGACCTGACGGCGGATGACATCGCAAGGCGAGCGGCTGAAGTCCTGAAGTGGAAGCAGCAGTACGGCTGGAACAAGTCCGACGAAATCCGAATTGGCGAAGAGAGCGAAGTCAGGGCCAGCCAGGACATGACCGTCTCGTCAGCCCTGCTTCGCACCTGCGTGGTCCGTCGCTCCCGTGGCCTTCCGACCTGTTCACCAACATGCAGAAAAACCAATTGCAACTTGAAGGACTGCGAGGAGTGACCCTCGCTTACTGCCCCGCGTTCGACTTCAACCCCGAGGAGCTAGAACATGACATTCGAAGATATTCTCAACTTGCTCAACGACACCACCAAGACCCGCTACCAGCTAGCAGCAGACATTCACGCCCTGATTTCCAAGGCCACAGCCCCGTCTGCCCTCAAGATCGGACCCGTCAAGGAGCGCAAGAAGCGGGAGATGAAGGCCCCCAAACTTTCCAGCGTGTCGGCTACGGTGATTGTGCCAAACGGTGAAGACCATGCCGAAGCGCATTGAGTCAGAAGGCGGCGACTACGGCACCCCAGAAGCCCGCAGGCAGGCTTTCTGGGTCGTAGAGCAGCCCAACCCAGAGGACCGCTCAACCAAGAGGATCAGGGTAGAGCAGAGTCAACCTGATTGGCTGCTGCGCCGAGGCCATATCCTGCAAGTCCACGCTGACGCCTTCGGCATTTGGGGCAGCGATGGGTACAACTCCGGTCTGCTCCCGGCCTGCATTGGGGGTTATCAGCAGTCAGTCCGTGGCGGGATGTCAGAGTTGAGCGACATAAGGCTTGCAGCCCAAGCCAGGAGGGCGAACGCCATAAAGTTCGTCACCAAACTGCGTACAGACGCCGCCCTGTTCCTTGACGCTGTCATCCTCGACGGTAAGGCTGCTGGTCGGTGGTGGATGGAGCATATCGGAGGCAACCCATCAGAAGCGATTGATGTGCTGTGCAAGCTAGGGAATGGATTGGCTAGGCATTACGGGTTAGCGAAATGAGCTGGCCTAAGAAGCCACCAGAATGGTCGAAGGGAAAGTCCCACGAGTACCTTCGTCCATATTGGGACGGCCATATGTTCATTGCGGTCTACCTGCACGCATGTGGATATTCCTACGCTCACATCGGCAGGGTAATCGGGAGCAGCGGAACTCGAGTCAAGCAGTTGGTGCAGAAGGCCGAGCGCATCGTTGAGGCAAGAGACAGGCGATACGCATCAAAGACACCACATATCGGCAAGTTATGGCCGAAGTGATGAAATTATCACTTGCGCTGAATCCGACCTCTAAGTTATAAAAAGGTTAGCGCCCGAACTGCGTTCGGTTCCGCTTTTTCCTCCTCCCGAAACTTGGTAGCCCTGCGGCAGCGTGGGGCTTTTTTCATGTAAGGAACAGGCAATGGCTAAAGGCAAAAAGAAGGGCAAGGGCGGCTGCTAAATGGCTGACCGCACAATCGTCCTCGCACAAAACGGCAGACACTCAGCGAGGGGCCTAAGTGTAGTCACGCCTCAAGAGTTCCAAGCCTATCAGGACGAGGACGACGCTCTCACCTACACGCTTGACTACACAGCCTACCTGGACGGCGCGACCATCTCATCGGTTACGCGCACCGCGACTGGCACCACAGTCACCAACACATCAAACACCACCACCCGCATCATCCAGCGGCTCTCAGGCTTCGGTTACGTGGATATTTCCGCGACCTTGTCCAGTGGTGACACGGATGTCCTGCGCATCTGCATCATCCCGCGATTGGCGAATGGCCGGTCTGCGGATAACTACAACTGAATCAAGTAGATAGCACCCCGATAATGGCAGGCAACTCAAACTCAGGTCAGGGCAAAGACAAGCTAATCCGTGATGCGCTCATGGTTGCTGTGAACCGAGTACAGGAAGGCGACCCGCAAGGCCGCAGGAAACTGGCATTAGCTGCCGCTGCTGTTGTTGAGAAAGCAGTAGAGGGGGATTTGGCTGCATTCAAGGAGATTGCAGACCGCATTGACGGCAAAGCCCCGCAAAGCCTGGATGTGAAAACCACCCGTGAACTCAGCATCTCAGAACTCACCGACGCAGACCTTGCAGCCATCATCGCAGGTCGTGGAGGCAGCGAAGGAACTGTTGAAGCGAAGGCAGGCAAGGGCAAGCCTCACTGAGTTTACCGAATACACCTACGAACGCTACCGCACTGCACAACATCACCGCATCATAGCCGAGCAGCTGGAGAGGATTGAGCGTCGTGAAATCGACCGTCTCATGCTTCTCCTACCGCCCAGACACGGCAAAACGGAGTTGGCCAGTCGGCGTTATCCTGCCTGGTGCCTTGGTCGAAATCCGCACCGGCAGATCATCGCGGCTTCTGCTTCGGAGTCGTTTGCTAATGACGTTGGCCGTGAAGTGCGAAACATCATCCGGTCAGAAGAGTACAGCCGTATTTTCCCTGCGGTCACACTTGCCGAGGATAGTCAGGCCGCTGGCAGATGGCACACTAAACACGGTGGCATCTTCTACTCAGTTGGCGTCGGGTCGTCGATTTTGGGCCGTGGTGCGGATGAGTTCATCATCGATGACCCATTCGGTTCAATGGCCGACGCTCAATCTGAGTTAGAGCGCAAGGCCGTCAAGGAGTGGTATCAGGGCAGCGTCTATAACCGATTGCAGCCCGGTGGGGCGATTGTCCTCATCAACCACCGAATGCACGAAGATGACCTATCAGGCTATTTGCTAGAGCAGCAGCAAGCTGGTGGCGACAAATGGGAAGTGGTTTGCCTTCCCGCGATATCAGATACCGGGGCGGCGCTCTGGCCCGATGCTTACCCACTAGAGGCTTTAGAGCGCATCCGGGCGAACTCGCTTCCCCGGTTCTGGTCCAGTCTGTTCCAGCAAGACCCGCAGCCAGATGAAGGCACGTTCTTCCGCAGGGAATGGTTCAAGACCTATGACGACAAGCCACGTGTCAACCTTTTCATCACATGCGACTTCGCGGTTACGGATGCGGGCGGTGACTGGACTGAGTTTGCAGTATGGGGCGTTGGTTCAGACTCGACCCTATATGCAATCGATTGGTGGCGAGGCCAGACTGATGCGTCGGTCTGGATCGAGCGACTGCTTGACCTCGTGGCCAAGCACAAGCCGTTTACCGTATTCGCTGAAGGCGGTGTCATTCGGAGAGCCATTGAAAGCCTCCTGACCCGCCGCATGAACGAGCGCAAGGTGTTCACGTCCGTTGAGTGGGTGGCGAGCATCCATGACAAGGCGACGAGAGCACGAGCATTCCAAGCACTAGCGGCGAATGGCAAGGTGGCATTCCCCAAGACACCTTGGGCTGGTGACGTGGTGGATCAGCTTATCCGCTTCCCCGCAGGCAAACATGATGATGCGGTTGACTGTTGCAGCTTGATTGGCCGCGCGGTTGACGAGGCATGGCCTGCGCTCATGACCAAGAGTGACCCGACCAAGCGTCCCAACGACGCTTACACACGACATCGTAGGCAATCGACACAAGGAAGTTGGAAAACAGCGTAATGGCAAAGCAGACAGGACCATCCGAGCAGGACAAGCACTTGGATAACCTGCGCCGAAAAGCCGTTGCGTCTATGGACTTGCTGGAAGACGCGCGCATCGCTTCCCAAGCCTCTCAAGACTATTACGACGGCAAGCACTGGTCCGACGAGGAGCGCAGAACGCTTGAGGCCCGTGGTCAGCCCGCATTGGTGTTCAACCATGTGAAGCCAGCCGTCAACGCTATCATCGGCATAGTCGAGCGCGGCAAGACCGACCCGAAGGCTTGGGGACGTACCCCGAAGGATCAGGATGCGGCGGAAGTAGCGACCGACTCCATGCGCTACTGCGCAGACATCACACGACTTCAGTCCAAGAAGCGCGAGGCCCTGAAGGACCTTCTCATCTGGGGCACTGCTGCTTGCGTGGTCGAACTGGACGAGCAGGGCGAACTGCAAGTCACCCGCGTCAAGCCTGAAGAGTACTTCTACGACCCCTACAGCCGGGAAGCCGACTTCAGCGACGTGTCGTATGACGGCATCGCCAAGTGGATGGACGAGAGCGACCTGATTGACCTGTATCCCGACAAGGAGAAGGAAATCAGGGCGAGCATCGACACCACGCCGATGGTCAACGAGACGTTCAAGGACCGGCCCAACCGCGCTTGGTCATGGGCTGATCGTAAAACCCGCCGTGTCATGTGCTTCGAGATGTACCACCGCAGGGGCGCGGATTGGCACAAGTGCGTGTTCGTGGCGAATGCTATCCTTGAGTCTGGACCGTCCAAGTATCTGGACAGCAATGGCCGTCCCAAGAAATGCACCATCGCCCAATCGGCATATGTGACCCGCGATAACGTCCGCTACGGCGTCATTCGCGACATGATTGGGCCGCAGGACGCCATCAACAAGGCGCGCTCCAAGGCAGTTCACATCCTGAACGTGGGCAAACTCCGCGTTGATCCTGGAGCGATGGATGTCGATGACATCCGCCGCGAATGGGCCAAGCCGGACGGCATCCTCCAGCTTCGTGAGGGTCAGGTCGAGGAGTTGGGCGAGAAGCAATTCGCACAGGCTCACCTTGAGTTGCTGCGTGATGCCAAGGAAGAGATGCGCCGCCAATCTCCCACGCCGGGGATTGTGGGGCGTGGTGGTGCAAGCCAGTCGGGCAGGGCCATCCTTGCCGAGCAGCAAGCGGGCATGACGGAACAGTCACCTATCCTCGCTGCCTTTGATGACTGGGTTCTCCGCGTCTATCGGGCGCTCTGGGAAGGCGTCAAGCAGTTCTGGACCGACCAGAAGTACATCCGCGTCACAGATGACGAGAACGCGCCAAAGTTCATCATGATGAATGAACCGGCCCTGATGATGGACCCCAACAACCCGGGCCATCCGATGATTGGGCCAGACGGTCAGCCGGTCATTGACCCGAGCCAGCCACCGCGTAACCAGCCGGCTAAAATGGACGTGGACATCATCATCGACTCCACGCCTGACACGGCAGTCATTCAGGAAGAACAATTCCAGAAGTTGGCCGAACTCGTGCAGGGTGGCATTCCGATCCCGCCTGAAGTCCTCATCGAAGCCTCAAGCCTCCCGAAGAAGCGCCTTCTCCTCGACAAGATGGAAGAGGCCAAGAAGGCGGTTCAAGGCCAGCCGGGACCAGAGCAGGCAGCGGCAGCAGCCGAGCAGGCCAAGGCACAGGTACAGCTTCAGTCGAAGCAGGCCATGACGCAGATCGATGCACAGGCTCACGCAGAGGAATTGCAGCGTCAGGACCAGGCCGATCAGGCGAAGACACAGCGTGCACAGGCTCTCGAGCAACAGAAGTTCGAGAACTCCATGCAAATCCTCCAGGCGCAGGCCCAGATTGACGGGGTGAAGCTCCAGCAGTCGCTAGAGGCCGACGCGGTCAAGCAGCGCAATGCACTTGAGGTTGAGGCACAGCGCAAGGCTATGGACCTGCATCACGCGGGTCAGCAGAAAGAGATGGACTTCTCCTTCCAGCAGCGTGAGAAGGAAACGGACGCGCAGCGGGTTCAGGAAGGCGAGGTCAAGAAGGCCACGGCTGAAGCCCCGCACATGACGGCGATCGCCAAGGCGCTGGACAAGATGGGCGAGGCCCTCAAGTCGCTCTCAGCCCCTCGCAAGCTGATTAAAGACCCATTGACCGGCGAGAAGCGTGTCGAAATTGACATGGGCAAGATGAACTAGGATGGCTGTCAGCCACGTTTTCAGCAACGGAGTTGCAGACGCTACCGGCACAATGACCGTGTGGTTCGGCGCGACGACTGCGACCGTTGCCGCCTCTGACGTGGTCAAGCCTTCAGACTGGAACAGCGCGCACAATCAGGTCGTGACGCTTGGCGGCAACACCGCAGGCGTATCGACCATCTCGGGCACCAACATCGTGTTTGGTGGCTCAAACAACGTCACGCTCTCGGGGATTCAGGGGGCGAACGCTGCCACCATCAACATCAGCGCGGCTGCTGGGGGTGGTGGCGGCTCCATTAACGTGTCGGCAGGCACGACGAGCAACAACCTCACCAACTTCGTGTTTGCGGATGGTGGTGGGGTTAGCTTCGGGCTGAATGGCTCGACTGTCACGGCGACTGTTCGCACCAACTACCTGACCACGGCTAGGGCCAGTAACGACGCCATAGGGCTTGCTACGGCTCAGTCCAACGTCACTTGGACAGCCAACAGCGCGGGCTTGAGCCTTGACGCCAGGGGGTATGCTGGTACGGGCACGACCTTTAACGGGGCGAATATCTCCGGGTCGATCACGCAGAACAGCAACGGGCTTCAATTAAGCCTGAGTGCTGGGGCTGGCGGGGCAGGAGATGGGGTTAATATCCTCGCAGCTGGCACGCAGACTGCGAATACGACCGGCACGGTGCTATTCAATGATGGCGGGGGCGTCACCTTCGGGATGGCGAACAGTTCCGTCATTACGGCGACGGTCAGGACTGACTACCTATCTACTCAAAGCAACCAGAATATCACTGCTGCGAATGGTGGATTTGCCTTCCAGACGCTGAGTTTCTCGAACCTGAACGGCATCAGCTTCGGCACGAGTGCTGGAAGCGCCATTACTGCCAGCCACAATGCCATTACGACAGGCAGGGCGAGCAACGACGGGATTGGGCTTAACACCGCCCAGACGAATGTCACTTGGACGGTCAATTCTAGTGGGTTGAGCCTGAATGCTGGCGGGTATGCTGGGACAGGCTTTACATCGACGACGACTGCCGGAACTGCGGTGGTTGGGACGCAAAACACGGCTGGCCTTAGCATGGGCTTCCCGGTGTTCGTCACGAACGCGATTACCACGGCTCGTGCGTCGACGGACGCGATTGGCCTGAACACTGCACAGAGCAACGTGACATGGACCGTCAACAGCAGCGGTCTATCTCTTGACGCTCGCGGCTATGCCGGGACTGGCACCACATTCGCAGGTGCAAACGTATCCGGCTCGATGACTGTCAACAGCGCTGGCGTTAACCTTTCGCTTTCAGGTGTTGGCGGCGGCACGGTAAACCAGACCGGCCCCAACATCGGCGTGTCCAACTTGGGCAACACGGCTGGCAGCACGGGCACGGTCAGCACCGGCAACGTCGTATTCGCCGGTTCGAATGGCATCACTTTGAGTCAATCGACGGGTGGAGCGGGAAGCAACGCCACAATCACCGTGCTCGGTGTTGGCGGCATGATGTCCAGCTATTGGGGGCCTGACGGGAACAACCTCACGTTCCTGGTGCCGCCTACAAACGCATCTGTGTCGGTCAATATGTTCCAAATCCCTTACGGCCTCACGGCTACGAGGGTTGAATTGCCAGTCTACCAGTCGCTTGCTTCGTCAGCCACTGCCAACACCTACGGCCAGCAGTGGTCAATCTACGTCATGGTGCTGACCAACGACTCCGCGAACTCAAGGCTGATGAGCCTATCATCCGGGTCAACGCAAACGACCTACACGATAGCCTCGAACACTGCAGGGCAGACGCAGTTGAACGGTTCAGGCGTGAGGCCGGTATCGTGCCCCATCAACCTGTCCATGACTCCGGGGCAATACTTTGTTGCGCTGAACTGGGTGACGAACACGTTTTCATCCGGGACGGCAACGACTGCCTTGGCAAGAACGGTGTCAATCCTTGGCAACCCGACGCATTCGGCATCCTACGCGATGGTCGCTGATTACTCAGCGGCGACCGGCAATACCAACAACTCATTCATTCCTGCGGGCGTGTTCTCTGCTGCATCAACGGGCATCCCGGCGACGATCAGTTATTCGCAGATGACCATGACCGGCTCGTCACGCTCTCAGGCCAACTTTGCTCTTTTGTTCAGGGGGTAACATGGCAACGCTCACGGCTTCCAAAGTCTGGCTTGACAGCCTCAGACCCTCCACCAATGAAGCCAACGAACTGACCGAAATCCTCGCAATTGTGAACATCGAGTTCAGCGACGAGAGCGGGCAAAAGGTTTTCGTCAAACAGGAAAATGTGAACACATTCGGGATGTCTTCACCGGAAGACCTTGCAGTCATCCAGACCCTGTATCAGACTCTGATTGACGGGCTGAAACAACAATATGGTGTTGTGTGACACAAGCGGCGCAGATCGTAAGCTATGACTTTGCAGGCCATCACAACGGCAAGTTAGCCCGGGGTGAGGTCATCCAGGGGACAAGCTGGAAGAAGCAGCGCATCATCAAGATTGTCCCATCTGACCGCTACATCGCGGCCAAGGTGGCACTGAGCCATGAAAACCTGATCTACCCGCCAAACCAAGGCGTCTACAAGATGCTGGTCACGGGCTGCGAGGTCGGGGATGCCTACTCGCAGGCCATCACGAATATCTTGGCCCATCCAGACTTGAGCCAGTGGGAATACATCCTGACGGTGGAGAGCGACAACTGCCCTCCGCCTGATGGTGTGCTGAAGCTTCTGAAGCAGATGGACGAGCATCCAGAGTACGCCTGCATCGGTGGGCTGTACTGGTGCAAGGGACCCGGGGGTTGCGCACACATCTGGGGCGACGTGAACGACCCGCAAGTCAACTACCGTCCCATGACGCCACGTCAGGGCGAGTTGATGGAGTGCTACGGGAACTCAATGGGGTTCCACCTGTGGCGCTTGTCGATGTTCAAGGATGAGCGGCTTCCAAGGCCATTCTTCCAGACCAAGGCGAGCGTGCAGGGCGTTGGAACTCAAGACCTCGCGTTCTGGGGTGAGGCGCGCAAGTACGGATACCGCTGTGCCGTGGATTGCGATGTCATGGTGGGGCACTACGACCTTGAGGGCAAATTCGGCCCGCCGGATACGATGTGGTGACAGTAACGGTCACGTTCGACGGCAAGGACTACTTCATACAGAGACGGCAGTTTGACTTGACGGTCGCGACTCCTGAAGAGGTCGCTGAAGCCCTCAACCTAGGAACATTGAATGGCAAAGGCCAAGAAGATCGAAGAAGCATCCGCCCCAGCCTTGAAGACGCCTATCAAGCTTGATATCGGCTGTGGCACCAACAAGAAGCAGGGCTTCGTTGGGGTTGATCAGTATGCAATGCCTGGTGTTGACCACGTCTTCCGCATCGGCGGGGAGCGGTGGCCATTCGAAGACAACTCAGTCGATGAGGCGCACTCAAGCCACTTCCTCGAACACCTGACGAACCTGAACGGCAAATGGGAGCGGGTGCGGTTCTTCAATGAACTCCACCGCGTGATGATGCCGGGGGCGAAAGCCTCTCTGGTTTTCCCGCATTGGGCAAGCAACCGCTTTTATGGCGACCCGACGCATTGCGAGCCGTTCAGCGAAATGGGCTTCTATTACCTGTCGAAGGACTGGCGCAAGGCGCAGGCCCCGCACAGTGACGTTGAGTGGAATCCAGACGGCTATTCCTGCGACTTCGAGTGTACGTGGGGTTACAGCCTGCACCAGTCGCTCCTGACACGTAACCAGGAATACCAGCAGTTCGCACTGGCGAACTACAAAGAGGCCGCGCAAGATATAATCGCGAACCTCGTCTGCAAGAAGTGAGATGTTCCAAGCCAATTTCGTACAGGTCAACGCCTTTCAAATTGGCTTGCAGGCATCAACTCCGGTTGTCATCGAGGAAGCCCGCTCAAAAGGCGGCTTCGACCCGTACTACTACAAGCGCCGTAACAAGCGCCGCCACAAACTGGAAGACGTTCGCGAGTTCCTCGCTGAGACGCTTTCCGCTCCACTAGCTAACGCACCAGAAGACGTACAGGAGCAGCAGGAGGCGGCGAAGGTCGCAGCCTTGCAAGCCCTTGCGCTTCTGAACATCGACCGCCAGGAGGCCCAAGCGAAACTCGCTGTGGCTCTGGAGGAGATCAACCAGTTTTACGCCTTGATCCGAGAGCAGGCCAAGTTAGCCCGCGAAGAGGACGAGGAAGACGAAATGCTGCTTCTGTTCTCGTAACAGGGGCCTTGGGAGCCGCCATCCCCAAAGGGCGCGCATAGCTGACGACGGGCTTTACCGGTCGCTTACAGGATAGACATGAACGAGGACGACAAGCTGTCGTTTCTGGATCAACCCAGAGACGAGACTGGACGATTTGCGTCAAAATCAGACACGCAGCCCGCGCCTGAGCCATTGGCTTCAGAGCCGCCGCCTGCACCTGAACCGCAGGGGGCAACTCCTCCCGTTCAGGAACAAGAAGCATCCAACGGACAGCCGAGCACGGGGAATGTACAGCCCCCACCCGGATATATTCCGATGGCCGCACTTCTTGATGAGCGCGACAAGCGGCAGAAGTACGAGCGAGAACTCGAGACTTACCGCAAGCAGTTGGAAGATGCACGACGTGCGCCTCCGCCTGCACCCATCGATCCGATAACGGATCCGGAGGGTTTTGAAGCCTCAATCAACCAGCGACTTGAGAAAGCGCGCTGGGATGCAATCACGTCCGTCAGTCACTCAATGGCCATGCGCCATCACGGTGCTGACAAGGTAAAGGCTGCGGAAGAGTGGCTTGCAGGAGAACTGCAAAACAACCCGCACCTTTGGCAAACCGTCCAACGTCAAGTCGATCCTTACGACTTCGTGGTGCAGCAACATCAGCGCACCTTGAGGCTGGCAAAGATTGGCGATGATGACCCCGAAAGCTGGGCCGAGAAATGGGCCGCGCAGAACGGGTACGTAAAAGCGGATCAACAGCATCAAGCCGCGTCTGTTGGGGCAGCACCTTCCCCCACACAGACACCTCTACCGAAACCGAGTTTGGCCACAGCGAGAAGCGCCGGGGGAACAGCCCCGCGTGTCCCGATGGGTCCAGGCGCGGCCTTTGAAGGGGTGTTTAAGTCATAAGGACTTAGACAATGGCAGAAACTACACTCTCATCTGCTCTGGAAAAGCAGGTATGGAGCACCGACTACCTGAAGGAATACGTCCGTGAATCGGGCTTCCTTCCGTACATGGGACGCAAGTCGTCCTCCATCATCGTTACCAAGTACGAACTGGCCGAAGAGGCTGGCAAGACGATCAACATCCCGCTCATCACGAAGTTGAGCGCGGCTGGTGTTCGTGGCTCTGGTGTCCTCGCCGGTAAAGAAGAGCAGCTTGGCAACTACAACTGCGCCGTTTCCGTTGATTGGGTTCGCAACGCCGTAAAGGTGCCGAAGTCCACTCAGTTCAAGACGGAAATCAACCTGCTGAACGCCGGTAAGGACATGCTGAAGCTGTGGTCTTCGGACACGCTTCGCGCCGACATGATCAAGTACATGGCGGGTCCGACTGTTACGACCTCAAGCCTGCCATCCAGCGATATTCTGGACTCGGACGGAAACGTGGTTGTGACGGGTGCAACGGCTGCGAACTACAACACGTGGTGCGCCGCCAATCAGGATCGCATCCTGTTTGGTAACGCCACGTCGAACTATAGCGCGACCCACGCTACGGGCCTCGCCACGGTAGACAGCACGAACGACAAGCTGACGGTCGCCACGGCATCGCTCGCAAAGCGTATGGCCAAGGCTGCTTCACCGGCGATTCGTCCGTTCCGTCTTGAAGATGGTCGTGAGTACTTCGTGATGTTCTGCGGCGCGCGTTCGTTCCGTGACCTCAAGTTGGACTCCTCGATGCTTGCAGCGAACCGCGACACGCGGGCTCGTGAAGGCAGCGCCATGGACAACAACCCGCTCTTCCAGGACGGGGACTTGATCTATGACGGCATCATCTTCCGCCAGATTGAAGAGATCAGCACGCTGGTTACAGCGTCGAACACGATCTTCTCGACTGCGGGTGCGTCTTCGATTCCGGTTGAGCCTAACTTCCTCTGTGGCCAGCAGGCCATGGCGGTTGCTTGGGGTCAGGAACCGACGCCGCGCACGGACATGGTTGACGACTACATGTTCCGTCCGGGTGTTGCGATTGAAGAGCTGCGTGGCATTGCCAAGCTGCACTTCGGGACGGGCACGTCCTCTGCTTCGAAACAGCAGGGGATTGTGACTGTCTATTGCTCTGGCGTTGCTGACTAATAGGAGAGACATCACATGGCTACTTACAACTCAAAGCAGTACGCTAACTCTCCCAAGTCGATGGTTGGCGCTTTCCCGGGAAACATGATCGGTTTCTATTGGGAAGTCGTGCTGACGGCTAACGCGGCGAACGGCGACATCTTCAATTTCGGCACAGTTCCGAAGGGGTTCCGAGTTCTCGGGGCCACTCTGGAATCGACCGACATTGACACCAACGGCTCGCCAACGGTGACCATCAACGTCGGTGACGCTGGTAGTGCGACGCGCTACTTCTCGGCAGCGACAGTTGGTCAGGCGGGCACGGCTTCGGTTGCTTCGGCAGTTGCGGGCCTGCACTTCATCAACACGGATGACACGCTGATTGTCGGCACGATTCCGACCGGTCCTGCGACCGGCACCACGGGCAGCATCTACCTGTCCATCTGGGGCCGTTTCGAAGGATCGGCTTCGTAAGCATAGTGAGGGGGTGGCGATGGTGCCGCCCCCTTTTCCATTCAAGGGCAACACATGGCGACATTCTTATACGTTGGCGGCTTTGAGTTTGACGAGACGGAACTCCCAGCGGCTGTGACCATCTTCGGGCAGAAGTTCATCCAGGAGGTCCCCAAGACGCTGACTGTCGCTGACTTCCCATCCAAGGCGGCTTTTGACCATGCGGTCATGAAGCTATCCAGCCATCAGCATTTCCAGAAACTGGAAGACGACGTGCACGAAGTCCTGCGCGAGAAGAAGAAGCCGGGACGCAAGCCCAAGCCGGTGGTTGAGGCGGAAGACGCTGAAATCATCACGGATGCGGCTGAATGAGCATCACCAATAATGAACTGTACACGCTGGTCGCCGAAGAACTCGGGCTGATCGGCGTTGAGAGCCTTGACGCGGATACGTCCGACAAGATCAGCCGTCGAGCCTCCAAGGTGCGCGTATGGCTGATTGAGGAATCCTTGTGCTACTGGCTCGATGACGCCATCCCGGATGCTGCGGCTCTTCCATACGCGCAGATTGTCGCCGGTCAGTGCGCTGAGATTTTCGGACGCGGCCCAAACTCGTCAGCACCTTACCTGCTAGGCGACATTGGCTTCCGCGCCCTTGAGCGGCATGTGTCGCAACGCTCTGCAAAAGAGCCCGTCAAAAGCGTCTACTTCTAGGAGATATCATGCCATTTCCATCCCAAGCACAGCCTGTCACTGGCACATTTGCCGCTACGGGCCAGTCATCTGCATTCTTTCCCATGCCCGGGACCTTCTCGGTCAACCTGAGTTCAGGCGTTGCCACGGTGAAACTTGAGCGGTCCACGGACAGCGGTTCATCGTGGATTGACGTGTCTTCGGATGCTCTCGGCACAGTCGCCTCATGGTCGCTGAACTCGACTGAGGTTGCTGTCCTCGTGGATGAGCCAGAGATTGACGTCCAGTATCGCCTGAACTGCACGGCTTACACGTCAGGCACGGTCACATATCGTTTGGGGCAGAAATAGCCTATGAGCCGCTTGCACGCTCACGTCAGACCCCACGTCAGGCCCCACTCTCGGCATTCGTTTGAGGGTGCTTATGGCGCTCCTGGCGTCCATGACGGGATTAGTTTCCGAGCGTCAACCGGCCAAGTGGTCATCAAGGCTGCGGGGGCTGCGCCGACTGTCACCACGCTCACAAGCGCGTTCACGTTCACGGGCGGGAACCAATCAATGTACCGTGGCCCCAGCGGGCTTCTCATAGCCTCTGCCACGAATACGCCTCGCATTGAATACGGTTCAGGCGGGGAGGTGCTTGGGCTTCTGATGGAAGCGAGCAGGACGAACATTGGGCTACAGTCACAGACGTTTGATAATGCAACATGGGTAAAGTCTGAAGTCACGGTCACGGCCAACCAGACGGTATCTCCTGACGGTACATCCAACGCGGATCAGAGCCTTGAAAGCGCCAACAACGCGCCGCATAGGCCAACGCAGGACATCACGGTTGTCTCTGGAACTACTTACACTTGCAGTCTTTGGCTGAAGGACATCGGGCGAAGGTATTTCCAAATTGCCCTTGGTACAGGCGGATTTGCTGCAAATGCTCACGCTTTCTTTGACTTGACGTCTGCGGTTGTTGTTTCAACGGGAGCGGGCGCAACCTCTTCTCGGATAGAAAGCTATGCAAACGGCTGGTTCCGCTGCTCTGTGACGGCAGCCGCCACAATCTCTGCCTCTGCCACTGTATTCCTCAACCATTCCATTGATGGGGTGTCAACGAGTTACACGGGGGACGTCACGAAGGGGTTTTACCTCTACGGGTTCCAGTTTGAGGCTGGAACTTTCCCATCCTCCTACATCCCCACCACCACAGTGAGCGTGGCCCGCACTGCAGATAGCTGCATCCGCACACTCTCGACTGAGTTCTCTGCGACTTCGGGGACTGTAGTTGTAGCGGGCAGGGCAAGCCCGGGGCAGGACGCAACAAACGCCCAGACCGTGTTCGATTTCAATGACGCGACGGGTGCCAACCGCATCGCGGTCCTTCGCACGGCTGCGGGGGATACGGCGCGATACACGATGCTGAACACGTCTGCCCAGCAGGGCCCGCTGGACGGGACATTCGTCAACTCGACCAACTACAAGGCCGCAATAGCATTCGCATCCAACGACCTTGCGTACTCTTTCAATGGCGCGGCGGTGACAACAGACGCGACGGCAACGATCCCGACCATCACAAAGCTTGAACTTGGAAGCGCCACGGTTGGCGGCGTGCAAGGGAATTGCCATATCAGGACATTCGACTATTTCCCAACGCGCCAGCCCAATGAATGGCTGGTCTCCAGAGCCACGTAATGGGCCGGATAAACATCCCACTTGGCAAGTCGTTTGGCCGAGGCCGCAGCACTGCGCCTGGGATGGTCTCCATGGTCAATATGTACTCGGAGCCTGTCGCTGGGGAGGGGCGCACGGACGTTGCGCTTTATGGCACTCCGGGAAAGGCACTGTTCGCCTCCATCGGTTCAACCATTCGTGGGCAGATTACGGCCTCCGATGTGCATTACGTGGTGGCAGGGACGAGGCTCTACAGCGTCACATCGGGCGGGGTAACAACCGATATCGGTGAGATTGAAGGCGGTCTGGCCTGCGACCTGTCCTACAACGGTAATCAGATTCAGATCGTCGCCGACCTCAAGACCTACTCTTACGACACGCCCTCCGGTGTTCTGTCCGAGGAAACGGGCGGGAGTTTCGAGCAGGCCATCAGCACCGCATCTGTTGCCTCTTACTCCATCGTGGCGGTTCGCAACTCAGGCCGGTTCCGGTGGAAGCTGACGAACACGTCCACCTACAGCGCATTGGACTTTGCCACGGCTGAAGCGGAAAGCGATAAGCTGGTTGCGGTGCGAAAGGTAGGCAATGAAATAGCCCTGCTAGGCACGGCAACGACTGAGTTTTGGGGGCCGACTGGGGATGCCGGTGCAGATGCCTTCGCACGTACTGCGACGGCCTCCGCATCCATTGGCTGCGTTTCACGGGACTCGGCAGTTACCGTGGACAACGCGCTTACATGGGTCGGGCGTGATGGTCGGGCGGGAGGCGTGTCGGTCTATCGGGCGGAAGGATACTCGCCCCGCAAGATCAGCACGCCACAGGTTGACGGCTATCTTGAGACGGTGTCAGACCTGACTACGCTGCGTGCGTTTTCGTACCAGCAACGGGGACATCTCTTCTACATCCTCACGGCTCCGAATGAATGGACACTGGCTTGGGACGTAAGCACCAACCTCTGGTCCTACCGGAAGTCAGGGACGTGGAGCATGGGTGCCGAGCCTCTCGGGGGCTGGGATGCCAACACGTACACGCTGAACGGCTCCAAGCAGATCGTGGGGGCTTCAGACGGCAATCTGTACGAACTCCAGGCTGACACGCTGACCGAGAACGGGACGGGTATCGTTCGAGAGGTCACGACGCCGCAAATCAACGACAGCGGGCGACGGATGTTCATGCCGAGGCTGGAACTACAGATTGAATCCGGTGTCGGTCTTGTGGATGGGACAGCCCCGATTGTCATGGAAAGCCATTCAGATGACGGCGGCAAGACATGGTCGGACGCTCGAAACGCGGGCATGGGTCCAATCGGCGAGAACACATGGCGGGCAGTGTGGCACGCAATGGGCAGTTTCCGGCAGCGCATCATCAAGTTTCGCGTGAGCGACAGCGTTGATGTTGTCTTCCTGACCGCGCACGCTGATGTATCGACAGGGGCGCACTGATGGCCGAAAAGAAAAACGCATTGCAAGACCTCCTCTCCCAGTACAACGCTGGCAAGGGCGGTCCTGTCGGACAAACGCTTCTGTCGGTTCTCGCCCAGCAAAAAGACCCGCGCACGCAGCACTGGATGCAGATGGAACTCCAGCGCAGGCGTGATGCCAACGGAGGAGGCGTTCTCCCGGAGGACTTGGCGGGGCAGAAATTGCCGGAAGCCTACATCACCAATGAGTCCATCATGCCGTATGGGAGCCCAAACAGGGTGCAAATACAGCCAATGGCCCCGGGTGAATATGAGGCCATGATGCAGCGGCTGCAGCAGCAGGACTTGTTGCGCCGTGGTCGAACCTCACCGATGGGGCGTGAGCAGTCCCTGAAGAACGCATCAAACAACATTGGCATGATGTTGGATAAGGAGCGCATCAACAACGCCGTGATGCCAGCCGAGGTTGGAAGCCCTGGCTACAAGGGCAGGTTATACGACCTGATCAAGATGGCTATCGGTCAGAAGCCGGCCCTGTAATGGCCCGCCGCAAGCGCCCCAACATCCCGTCAAAGCTTCATCAGGATGACCGGGAGATTGTCGGCTTCCTGACAGCGCTTCTCGACTACCAGATTTATCTGGTCCCGACCGGCGTTGCGGTGCGGAACTTTGCCACTACTGTCCCCGATGGGTTCCTGCTGTGCGACGGGTCTTCATTCTCGTCCACGACCTATCCTGACCTTTACGCAGCATTGGGCAGCACAGCGCTTCCTGTGCTGGCTAACTTCGTGATTAAGACTTGATTGTCTCGGAGGCTGTTTCACGGGACATCGAGCGCATTGTTCAAGCGGCTGTTGAGTTCGCCAAGACGGGCTATCCGTCTGATGCGTGCAGCGAGGATCATCTGTGGTCTGTGGTTCTTAATGCGATGGACAGCACGGACGCATTGGCTGCGGTCTTGCGGGATGAAGGTGAGTTCGCTGGCTGCTTTCTAGGTTCTGTCGGGGCGAACCTTCTATCTGGTCAACTCATGTGCGCGGAAATCTTTTTCTGGGTCGAGCCTCGCTATCGGGGCCACGGACGGAAATTGTTGAACTACGCGCAGCGGTGGGCGAAGGAGAAGGGATGCTCAGCCTTCGTGCTGTCGGCTCCACAGTCAGCAGAGCGCGCAAGAGAAGTCTTTAGACGTTGGGGTTTCAAGCCAACGGAACATTGGTACAGAAAGGAATTGCAATGTCGCTAGTCAGTTCAATCTTGGGGGCGTTCTCCTCACAGAAGGCGGCAGACGCACAGAAGCGGGCTGCTGATGCTGCGAACAATACAATCAAGCAGCAGTATGAGCAGACGCGCGCCGACCTCGCTCCGTATCGTCAAGCTGGAGGAAATGCTCTTAGCCAGTATCAGGGCCTTCTCGGCATGAATGGAAAGGACGCGCAGGCTGCGGCATTGAGCCAGCACACCGAAAGCCCGTTCCTATCTCAGATGGTCACGAACACGCAGAGGGCGGTTGATGGATCGAGTGCCGCCCGTGGGGGATTGTTCTCTGGCGCGACGGCGCAGGCCATCGGGGACCGCACGGGGCAACTGTACCTCCAGGACTACAACAATTACCTGTCCCGCGTTGGTGGGATGACGGACATGGGTCTTAGCTCTGCCGCTCAGACGGGCCAGTTTGGTGCGAACGCAGCGGCACAGCGTGGCCAGTACTTCACCGACAGAGGCAATGCGAACGCGAACAGCATCATGGCTCCGTATAACGGCTACAGGCAGTTCTCATCTGACGCCTCAAAGGCCTTTGGTGCTTTTAACGGGGGAGCCTTCGGCTAATGCCTCAAGACAACTCAATCCCGCTTCAGCCGTTTCAGGGTGAAAGCCCCGTCGATAACTACCTAAAAAGCTATTACGACGCGAAGCAGCAAAAGCGCACGGAACAGAGTGCTATCCAGCAGGACAAGCTAGGACAGCAAAACCTCCAGCTTAACGACATGAAACTGCATCAGGAGAGGCTGTCGGCCTTGAATGACATCCTCGCGTCCGTTCCTGATGGTGACGCACAGGCTCTTGAGGTTGCAAAGCAGAGGGCGCTGTCGAATCCAAATCTTGGGCTAAAGCCGGAAGACGTTGCAAGCTTCACCATTGCCGACCTTCCCGGCCTGAAGATCAAGACGGGACAGGCCGCGCAGATGCTTGACCTTGAGTCGAAGCGTGCAGCTATTGCAGCCTCCCGCGCCTCTACCCAGCACTCTCTTGCAGCAACACGAGACTTGCAGAACAAGCCGCAGGTCGTTCCAACAAAAGTGCCTAATGGGTATCAGTACGTTATTGGGGAAGATGGGAAACCTAGCCTTCAGTTCATTCCAGGCGGTCCCGCTGACCCATCAAATAAGCCATTGACGAAAGAACAGACAGACGCGGCTGGGTTCTTCTCCCGTCTTCGCATGGCAGATGGAAGGCTATCCACTCCTGAAGTTGCAAAAGAGCTGATGAGCGGTTACAACTCAACTGTTGCGCCTATCCCGCTTGGAATTGGTAATGCGCTTGTTTCAGAGACCTACCAGCAGGGAGACCAAGCAAAGCGCGACCTTATTAACGCGCAGCTTCGTCGTGAATCTGGCGCTGCAATCGGATCATCAGAGTTCTCCAATGCTGACCAGCAATATGTCCCGACATATGGTGACAAGCCTGCTGTCCTAGACCAAAAGAACGTCGCCAGAAAACTTGCCATCTACAACATGGCCGTTGCGGCTGGTCCTCAATACAAGCAGGACGCCGAAGACGCCCGCAAAGCGTACATTGAGGCTGTTCGTCAGCAAAGTGAAAATGACGCCAAGCGAAAGGCTGCTGGCGGGAAAACAGACGCGCCTGCTACCGACCCAAGCAAGTGGACCGTTACGAAGGTTGGTAAATAATGCCCAAGTACCGCATCACCTCGCCTGATGGACAGACCTACGAAATCACCACCCCTGATGGTGTTGAGCCGTCCCATGAGGAGTTGGTGAGTGCGGTAGCCGGTCAGCATAAGCCAGAAGACCCATACGCCAAGATGAGCCTTGACCAGATCAAGGCGCAGTATCATGGCGCGCAATTGACGGGTGGGAAACCTGAACTGCTTTCCAAGCTTGCGGATGCGTATGTCAGCAAGGAGCAGTCAGACCGCTCCAAAGCTGGTGGCATCACCGGCATTGCGAATGCAGCGGACAACTTTGTCCGTGATGCTGCTCGCGGTATCCCAATCATTGGCGGCGGACTGGACGAAGCGAGCGCGGCCCTGAATACGTTGGGCGGCGGGAACTATCAAGAGAACCTGGACTATCAGCGCGCGCGCGACCGATTCAACGATAAGCAGTTTGGTGGCCTTAGCACGGGAACGCAGATTGCTGGCGGCATTGCCGGCACAGTAGGAACGCTTGGCGCTCTTGGGGTTGGTGGTGTTGCCGGTGGCGCCGCGAACGCAACGCGCTTGATGCCGACAGTAACGCAGGCTCTTCGGGCTGGAGCAGTTGGGTCTGGTGTTGGGGCGGCTGACGCATTTACTCGCGCTGAAGGAGATAACCGCGCTGGAAGTGCTGCGATTGGTGGTGTGGCTGGTGGCGTCCTTGGCGCGGCTACGCCATATGTCGCTGGCGCTGTTGGGACAGGCGCAAAGCGCGTCATGAACTATCTCACATCAGACGCAGCCCTTCAGAGGCTTGGCATTAGTCGGCAGGCTGCGAATGTACTTATCCGGCAGTTGTCTACCGATGATACCCTGACGCAGACAGGAGCGCAGCGCATTCAGGAGGCGGGGCCGCAGTCTATGCTTGCTGATGCGGGCCAGTCAGCCACGAACTTGCTGGACACCGCGTTGCAGCGCAGTGGCCCCGGCTCGACGGCGGCTCGACAGGCCATTGAGCAGCGCGCAACACAAGCAAACCAATGGCTCACACAGTCTCTAGACCAGACATTCGGCACCGCTCCAGTTGGCGTTGAGACTCGGCAGGCGGCGATCAGGAACGGAACGGCAGCGGCACGCGGTAACGCATACGACGCGGCTTATGACCAGCCAATCGATTTCAACACACCGGCCGGTCAGCAACTTGCACAAGATATTCAGAGGCTTCAGGCATCAGCCCCGTGGGCTATTGAAGAGGCTAACAGCGAAATTGCCATGCGCGGTGAACAGCCGACTATGGTCCGCATTCTGGACAGGGCAACGCGCGCCCTGAACTCGGCAGCAACTCGTGGTGAGCGCGGCGGCGCACTCGGTGGCAACACCCCGCTTGGCGCGGCGGCTGGGGGTCTAGCGCAAGATATTCGCGCGTCACTTCGGCAAGCGGTTCCGGAATACGGAACTGCACTTGATACGGCAGCAGACCCTATCCGGCGCGTTCAGGCTACGGAATTTGGCGCGACCATCCTAAACCCAAAGGTGACGCGCGAGCGTGTCACTGAAGAGTTGGCCGGAATGACGGGGCCAGAGCGTCGATCGGCAATGAATGGGATGCGGGACAGCATTGACGAGGTTGTCGCCAATGTGAAGGGAATGGCTTCTGACCCAAATATCGACGCGCGCCAATTGCGCGAAGTCCTCAAGGCACTGTCTTCCCCGGCTGCGCGTCATAAGGTGGAAGCGTTAGTAGGGCAAAACCAAGCGCGCGCTTTTTACGGACAGCTTGGTCGGTTTGCCCGTGCGGCTGAACTCAGGGCAAGCGTTGCAACGAACTCAAGGACGTTTGGGCGCAGCGCGGTTGACGCGCAGGTCAAGGCGCAGACTGAGCCTGGAGTGATTGGCATGGCGCTTGAGGGGAACGTCCCG